TGCTGATCTTGACGAAAGCCATGTGTCACTCCATTGGTTAGCCTGGGAACTTGGTTGACTTGGCAATGCTCTGCATGTCTGCGAACACCGTGCACTGCTGTCTGGCACGTGTGATGGCTGTGTAGAAGTTGCGGCGTGACTGCGACCACAGAGTGGACTTGTTCATTACGTAGCACACGTGCTGGAACTCTGAGCCTTGGCACTTGTGTGTTGTCAGGACGTAGGCATGGTCGATGTTCCTCCTTGGGTCTTGCTCCACGACGGTGCCGTTCTCACGTACGATGATGACCAGTGGTGGCACCACGACCGTTCGGTCACCAAAGTCTATCTCTACACTGCCGTCCTCGAAGTTGATGTTGTGGACGACACCGAGTTCACCGTTGAATGCGTATGCCTCACCTGTGCCATCGAGGTCGTAGCTGTTGGCGGTGTACACTACCTTGCTGCCAACCTGCACACGGATGGGACCGACATCCTTCTGCACCCACCTGTGGCGTGGCAGTTCGATGAACGGTCGTGTGCGGTCCCAGAACATGGCCTGCACTACGAGGTTGAGGCGTTGCGTGCCGATCCATGACTTGTTCATGGAGGTGATAATCTGATGATCAACGTCTGCGTATGAGTGTCCTTGCGCAAGGGACAACTCGACAAATTCCTGCACTGCACGGACAGGCTGATCGGTAGTTCGCATGTGGAAGTCATCAGTCGAACGTGGCATTCTGCCGAGCAGTATCTGCGAACCATTGCGCGCAATACCCGAGCCAGCGTCGTGGCGGTGGATCGTGTCGAGTGTAATTCCATCGAACTTCTCTAGCATGCGTTGGAACGAACTCGGTAGCTGGTCCAGTCTACGGTCTTCCTCGATTGGCTTCAACTGGTTGGCGTCACCGAACATGCAGATGCGTGCGCCGGGCTTGAGTGCAGCGAGTAGGCTGTCGTGTATCTCCTGGTTCACCATCGCGTACTCATCAGTGAGCAGCACGTCGTAGTGCAGTGGGCGTCTGCGGTTGTAGCGTGGTCCGGTGCTGACCTGGACTGTCTTCTTGTTGCCTGTGAGTTCGTCCTCCACCTCCACCTCGTCAGGCATGCCGTAGCCAAGCAGTCGGTGGTTGGTGACAGCCTCTAGCTGCGTAGCCTCACGTATGCGCTTGGCTGCCTTGCCTGTTGGTGCACTGGACTGCACGCTGTAGCCTGCGTCACGTAGACGCTGTGCAACCTCACGCATCATCAGTGTCTTGCCTGTACCTGCCTTGCCTGTCACTGCTACGACACGTCTGCTCGTGTCACAGCATGCTTCGATAGCCTTGGTCTGGGTTTCGTCCCACTCAATCACGTCTACCATGCCGTGGCTCTCCTAATGCAGGATGTCAGTGGATAAGGAAAAGGCCGCACCTGTTAGAGTGCGGCCTCCCTTGCGCTACACGGGTGCGTAGTGCTCTACGCGGCCTGGGGTTGTGTAGCCGCAACCGATGACCCGCCGCGTCCTGCCGGTACAATGCCGCGCAGGTAGAATACGTGCGGCTGGTTACCGCCCTCTACGATCTCAAGCACCTTCTCGGCACTGCGTTCGACAGACACCACCTTGATGCGCTTCTTGTCGAATGCCATCGGCTGTCCCTGCTCATCGAGGACCTGCACAATGAAGAAGGCAGGACGTGGCGGCGACGGACGGCGTGGCCTGCGTGCGCGTGATGGCTTGCTTGACACGTCAGGTGCGGGCATGCCGGGTGCTTGGTTGAGTGCTGGTTGAGCCATGAATACTCCCTTGGTTGGTAGTCAACACGTGTTGACTGTAGAGTGGGCAGTCACAGAATGCAACCGTTCATTCATATCACGGCGCAAGAATGCGTGCAATTGTTGGTCGCTGCTCGCCTTCATACTCCTGATGTGCAATGTCGATGGTGCCACGCAGACCCACGAGTGCACCCAGGTCCAGCTTGCGACCACGCGGACCACCGACGTTCTCAAGGAACTTACGCCAACGGTAACGCATGGTGGGCGTGTCTTCAGTGGTGAGACGATTGTACATCAGCACTGTGCCGTCGGGATCACCCTCAGTGAAGTCGGCAGGGTATGAGTCTGAGTTCACACGGAACGTCACCTGCACGTACTCGTTGCCTGTTGTGGCTGATACGCGCGTCTGCACACCAACAATCTCCGCTGGGTAGGGACCGACTGGCAGTGGCGGTGGTGGTTGTGCGTCGCTGATGTCCTGTGAGAACTCAAGTATGGATGTCGAGTGAGACATTGAGGTTGCTCTCTCCAAGCTGTTGCCTATATACAGGCGTGACTCCATTGGAAGTTCTTGGGGTGGCATGTGACAGACAAACTTGCCGGTGGTCAGTGTGGCCACCGGTCATTTTGGCAGTGGTAACTTGTTGCCCTTCCCGTCCTTCCACGTCGTGAACCATCCGCTGATTGTGTCTCCTTTCCTCGTGTTAGGATCGTAGCGCCACTCGAACTCGGGTTGTGTGGCGTTGAACAGTCGTGTCTTCATCGGCTTACGCATGCGGCACGGACGCACAGCGATGATGCGCTTGTTGCCATCGTCACGCACGTGCCACACCTCGTTGAGCCGAAGCCCGAGTTGGTTAGCGGTGCCCTCAGACAGTGCCAGTGTGATCGACAGCACACGGCCCTCGTCGTCACGGTCTGGTGCGTTCTCGTGTGTGGTGAAGCACACGTTGCGGTCCAGGGCACCGGTCACTTGCATGGCTGCTGTGGCGATACGCAACATCATGGAGTTGCGCCACGTGTAGCCATGCATGCCTGGTTGTTCGAGTGATGAGCGTTGGTTGCGTGTCACTGCCTCACGCAGTGCCATGTATGCGAGTGTGGTCATGCTGTCCCACACCACCGTCTCCACCTCAGCATGCTTGCGTAGGTAGTCACCGAGGCCGTATGGATCAGGTGTGCGGAACTGCGTCATGACAGTGACTGGGTTCTCTGCACTCAGGTCCAGCACACTCACGTCGTCACGTCCAGCGAGTGACAGTGCACCGTCTGGGTCGAACTGCACGAACAGCTTGTGTCCTGGCATGGTTGCAGCGAGGGTCGTCTTGCCACACCCGGCGTCTCCCCACAGTAGCATTGCGAGACGCATGTGTGTCGCATCTGGTGTGAGAACTGGCACTCCACCGAGGCGTGGTGGTCCGTCACTCATTGTCTAGGGAGTCCAGGTATTCGGTGAGCCTGTCGTTGACTTCGTGTACGAGGTGTAGGATCAGTGCCAGTGCTTCCTTCGTCTCAGGTGCAGTGATGCGTGTCACTGTGTCTGCTGCCTCGTTGTAGAGTTGCTTCCACTCAATCTCGTCCATTACCAACCTCCATTGTGTGACTATTCGATGCCGACGCCTTCCGTGACCTCCTTGTGCAGTGGTGACCATTCGTCCACCTCCATCTCTGACACGATGACGCGCTGCTCCTCGTTGTCCGCATCACAGAATGGTATGAATGCGCACGGACGGAAGTAGCGGTTGCAGGAGTGGGTGTACTTGGGTGCTGCGTACGGATCGCCTGTGTAGGCGTTGTACATGAGCACCGTGTGGACTAGCCAGTATAGCCAGCGTTCGTAGTGGTGCACCTCCCTTGTTGACAGTTCTCTTAGGAACCCACCGTAGTCATACGACTTCGGTAGTGGGACTGCAAGGCCAATTACTTCGGTGTGGTTTACCACATGTTGTGTGAATACCGACGCAGCCACGCAGTATCCTGTGTATTGGTGGTTGATGACTTGGCTCATGGCCCACGCATCATTGAGTCGCGATGCTGTCTTGTTGTCGTGTATGACGAGGTTGCCTTGGCTGTTCCAGTGGATGCCGTCGATCTTGCCGGTCAGTCTGCACGTCAACATGTGTTGGCCGGTGATCTCAATTACCAAGTCGAATGCGATCTCAATGCCCACGTCTGACTGTGGGTCGTTCGGGTTACGCACCCACACCGGTTGGTCCCAACGCCACCGGTTGATGTATGCGAAGATGCACTCCTCCATGTTGGACAGCGTGCGCCGCTTGTCACGTGGATCGTCGTAGAAGCCGCTGGTGTCTAGCACTGCGATGGCACCGCGCTTGCACATCTCAATCAGGTCGCTGCTCTCCTGAATGCTTGCACAGATGTGCTCGAACCGCTCCTGGCCAAACAGGCGTATGCCGTGGTAGTTCCACAAAGCGGTGCCCTGGTCAGCCATGTGCTGCTTCTCTAAGTCCTCCATGAGGTTGCACAGGCGAATGAATGCGAAGCACTCATGCATTGCCTTGCCACACTCCAACGCGAGTGA